TCATTGGCTACCGTAGTAGTGACATAGCCCGAAGAATTGATGTAGGTCGCCGTGTTCGCTGATCGCGTCAGCACCACGCGGGAATCTAAAGAGCCACTTGTAAAATCTAAATTTAGCGTTGAGCCGTCGCCGCGAGATCGCATGAATGGGATGTATGCGTTTCCCTTCATCGCGGTGTCGCTCCCTTCTTCACGGCTTTGCACGGCACTGCTTTGGTGCAACAGCGCACTTCATCTTGCGCCCACTCTGCGACACCGCCGACAACCCAATCGGTGGCGATGGCATCAGCGACATCGTGGACATCGCCAGCGAGAAATATATTCTTGCCGTCGGCCGCAGTATGAATCATTCGCACCTTCGCCATAAATCCCCGGCACGCATTTCTGCGAGCCGGGGGTTGTGTCAATTCAGTTCAGTGATTAGGCGCACTTGAGCGCAACGAAAGCGAGTGTCGGCAAAAGCAGTTTGGAATCGATGCGGCTGTTGGCCACGATTCCAATTTCATTTGTCGCCGCGTAAAGTTCACGAAGCACCTTTACTTCGTAATTTTGCGCGCTTGCAAACAAGCAGTAATCGAACGCACCAAGCAGACCAACGAACTTGGTAGAAGCAAGAGCATTGACCGCCGCCGATGTGTACACAGGAATGCCCAAGATTCGATCTGGCTCAGGAGCAGAACCGCTACCGCCGTTCTGATATCCGTTCTGCCAGAAGTACGCAGGAGCACCACTGGTCGTCACTGGAGTAGTCAACGCACGCAATGCCGCGAGAGTTGAATCAGCCACGATCATCGCACAGGATGGATGCACGCGATATTGACGAGGCAATGCATAAACCCAATCAATGATCTGTTGCGCTGTGATGGTTGAAGCACCCGCCGCGCTGGTTGGCAGACTTGCTGTGTTGAACAAAGAAGTTGGCGCACCGCTCACATTGGTGTGAGGCAAGAGAGCCGCTTCTTCAGTCTGAGCAAACACGCGAGCGAATTGTTCTTGCATGATTGATGCGACGCTCATGTTTCCGCGAGCGGTGGTATCCTCAACGAGTTCATTCGAGATGCGAACGATCGCACTCAATCGCTTTGGTGTCAAAGTGATCTTGTCGAATGTTGGCACTGCTTCAGTCGGGGCAGTAGCCTCGCCTGGCCAGTAAGCTGTCGCTGACGTTCCTTCATAAATAAACTCACGAGAAAATGACCCAATATCCAATTTGCGAGCCAAATTGCGCAGGCAAGTCATAGTCTGGATCTTGGCTGTCATGGCCGCGTCGTATTCGATTGGCATCAAATAACTACCACCAGTACCTTCGTTCAACACGCGCAATTCCATTGGATTGGTGTGCTCACCACGCGCCAAGTATGAATTGAAAGCGTCACGATATTGCTCTGATGAGCGATGCTCGATTGCCGCAATTTGCTTCTTGGATGTGTTCTCAAAAGCACGCTCGCTCATGCGAACCTCGGGAGCGGATGGAGTCACGGTCTTATCCATGCCCATCAGTTCCTGATTGCGTGTGCGCTGTGCTTCAAGGTTTGCGTATTGCAACTTGAGTTGCGAATACTTTTCCTCCATTGCTGGAGCCATTTCGCCATCAACATTGGCCGCGTCTACTAGAGCCTTCATCTCGGCATAGACCGCGCCCATGCGCTCCACCAAATTCTTGTAATTATCATTTGCCATAGTAAAAATCCTTCTTGTTGTGCCGGGCGAGAGTCGATCACCTCAACGCTGAGGTAACAGACACGCACGCTCGGCAATGAATGTCTGTGAGAAAGTTTTAAGAGCGTGTCACATTGAGCACGCCCGAAGTGTTAAGCAAGCATCCGTCTGCGCGAACCGTGCCCAAAATCAAAGTTTCGTTACTGTTTGCGTAGACCTCGCCGTAGCGAGTAACTTGGAAAGAGCCGGGATTTGTCACAAGTAGATATTTTGTTGGATCAAAGAACATCGCAATCGTGTCGCCACTTGCGGGAGTCGTTGCGGCCAAGCGTGCGTAGACCAGCGGCAGTCCTTCGACTGTCGTGCCCTTTGACATTGAACCCGCGAAGGTTGGGAACAAGAGCGGGAACGCTGTTGAATCCCACGATCCGAGCGTGCGGCTATTGATCACGGCGAGACAGTTCTTCCATGACTCGTATGCGATCGGCTCGAGCGTGGAATTTGTTGAACCCCATGCCGCGCTGAGAACATCCTTCATCGTGTTGGTTGTCGCCACGCCAGTTGACGCGGTGCGTGAATTGGTCTTTGCAGTTCCCCATGCGCCTTGACATGCGGTGCTTCCGTTACCGATCAAGATCTGATTGTTGACCTTGCCGATGAGAGACGCAATGATTTCAGTTTGAAGCCATGTCTCAACACTGGCGGCCGCATTCGTATCTGAGAGCAATTCATTTGAGACTCGCACGCCGACAGTGATCTTGTTTAGGCTGAATGTGTATTCGGTTGTGCCCGTTGTGCCTTGGTATGGTCGCTTGAATGATGGGCTTTGCAGTGTTCCGACTGATTGTTCAGCGACTCCAGTTTGGACAGTGATGTCGTTTTGATAGATCTGCGCAACGAAATTGGTGGCACTCTCAACCTTTTGAACACGGCTGAGAATTGTGTCTTCAGTAATTTGATGCTCAAGTGACTTTGCCCAACCTGTTGGAGAGAGCAGAGATCCACCAGTGCCGATGTTCAACACGCGCAACTCTGCATCGCTCAAATATTTGTGGCCACGCAGGACATAGGTTTGGTATGCGTTCGCATACTCAGGGCTGTCAACGCCATATTTTTGATTGTCGTTCATTCAAACTCCTTGCGTGTATAAAAGAAAACACGCAGCAAAATGCGGAAGGTCTAAGTACGCATCGGGCCAGCGTGCTCTCGGGGAGTTCGCGGAAGTCCGCTCTCGTGATCGATCAGCGTCTGGCGCCGTCGGTCGAGGATGTATTCAGTTATGACCCCATTATCTCAAGCGGATTTTCGCTCGCAAGGGGTCTAGATCAAAATTGTGGAGGGAGATAGATCTTTCGCTTCTTGGCTTTCGGTTGATCGGCTCGGGCTTCGACATATGTGCCCTCCTCGTTTGCGGGAAAGGTGACCACGGAGATTTCCAAAAGGCGAGCCTTCTGAATCACTCTTGTCCCCTTGGTCTCGCCCTTGGCAGGCGGCTCGTATTTTTCTGCAAGCGCAATGAACCCGAACGAACATTGCGTCACAATGCCCGAAGCGACCAAGGCATGCGCCTCTTCACTCGTATCGGTCTCGGGAAGCGAGCACTCAAATCCGAGGCCGTCCGCATCGGAGAACACATCTAGATTGCCCGCGCTCACGCGGCCCATCGGCTTTGCCGTGTCGTGGTTCCAAAGAAGCACAATCTTCTCGCCGTCGGCGGCGATAGACTCGTCAAAGCAAGTCGGCTCCAAACGCTCGTAAGTGTTTCCCATGTCATACCTATTCCAATTCGCGGCTACGCCTGCGAGCACCAGCGGCTCGCCCGGGACGAGTTCGCCTTCTCGCTTGGTTACTTTTACTGCGCCAGCCTTGCGTGTTTCGATGTTGCTCATAGTGTCTCCTTGTTGGTTTGAATGAGTTCTTGAATCAGGCGCGTGGCGAGTGCCACGGCCGTCTCGGTGTGTCCTGTGTTGTGCCAGTCTGCATTTCGTGCCTCGGTCTTGATCGACTCTGCGAATGCGTTGGCGATGGCGATGCCGTCGCTTGCGCGGTCGCTGTGACCTTGCAAGACAAGTAGCCCGCGCATGATCGGGGCGATCTCGCTTGCGATGCGTGCGACATCGGGTATCCACTTGGATACCTTTTCTTTTGTGCGGCATCCCTTGAGATACTTTGCCTCAGCTTCACAGCATCGAGTCATCGCCGAGAGTGCGGAAGGAAAGAATAAGTCCACGGCACGGTCAAGTGGATTGACGGTCGACTTCAACTCGGTCGGGTCGATGTCGACCGACGCTTGCACAACATCCGACTGCGGCGGCTCAATCTGTGTTTCGGTTTCAGTGGGGACATTCGGCGAAACAGGTGCAGCCGCAGTCGGAGTGCTTGTGTTCAGAGGCAGTCGGATCGACTCGCCGCCTTCGACGGCAGGCAATCCCTCTCGCGCTCTGATTTCGTTGGGGGTCAAGATGCCGTTTGTGACAGCCACGGCGTAGTAGTTAAATCTTGACATGTCCCCACGAAGGAGGTCATCAAATGAGATACGTGTCGTGACATCGTCGCCGCGCTTGATCAACTTGCGATTGATTTCTTGCTCGAGTCGAGCCGCCCAACCCGCCAGCGTGCTCTGCACGAACACAGCATTGGCTTGCTCGGCTGACGAGTACGACACGCCGTCGTTGTCGCCGACGCGATGGCTCGGCACATTGAATGCGGCCGCGATCTGTTGGCGGCAAAACTTCTTCATGCTGTCGAGGTCGCTGTCTTTGGCGTTGGTGGAGATCGCTTCAAACCGCAGGCCTTCCTCAAGGATCGCAATTTTTCCAGCACCTTGTGCACCAGAATGCACGCGATTAAATGCCTCTCGCAATCTGTTCGCACCTTCCGCGCTAAGTCTGCCTGGCATCGAGAGCACGCCAGCGGGTCGACAATTCTGTGAGAAGAATCGAGATGTAAATTCTTGCAACTCCAATTCCATTCCGATCAGGTCTCTAATGCGGTGTATTGGACACTCGCCGAGCAGGGTGTCCGCAGATGGGCCGACAATGTGCAGGATGTCGTATGGTCTAAACTTGCGTTGCTTGATTTCCTCGGATGCCTTCTCGTCGGCCTTGCCTGTCCAATATTGGTAGTACGGTTGGTTGGCTTGGTCGCGCATCATGTACATGAGGTCGGGTCGCAATCGCTCGAGTCCGATTGGAGTTCCCGCGGGATTGCGATTGATGAATGCGAATGAATTGCCGTAGAGCAAGCAATCAGAAATTTGACTCTCCCTGAATAAAAAACTAGTGCAGTCTTCGTTAGCCTCTGCATTGAGTAGGGGCCACACGGGATGCGTCACATCATTGCTCGCGCCGTCCGCACTGTTGCGCAGAACTTGCCACGGCATGCGAGCGAGAGTCTGCGAGATCAATCGCACGCATGCGTAGACAGTCGGAGCCTCCATCGCATTGTCGGGCGAGATCGTCTTGCCAGTCCACGCCCACGATGAAACATACGACTGGATGCC